CCCGACTACCTGGTCACGGTGCGCAAGCTGGGCGACAACCCCGAGCCATGCGCTGGCCCGTTCACTGAGTTTGCCGGCGAGAACCCGCCAGCTAAGACTGGTGACGCCATCAAAGACAGCATCAACATCTGGCAGCGCTACGCCAGCCCGGTGTGGATGGACATCAACCCATCCGACACCCTGCAATACCGCAGCGCCCGCGCCAATGACGATGAGCGCCACATCTGCCCGCTGCAGCTTGAGGTGATCCGCCGCGGCCTGCAGTTGTGGAGTAACCCAGGTGATCTGGTGCTGAGCCCATTCGCTGGCATCGGCAGCGAGGGCTACGTGAGCCTGCAGATGGGCCGCCGGTTCGTTGGCTTTGAGCTTAAGCCCAGCTACTTCAACTGCGCAGCCAAGAACCTGAATGATTGCGAGGCCACCACGCAGGCAGCGCTGCTGTGACCAATCTCCGCCCCTACCAACACCGCGCGATCGACGATCTGCGCAATGCCTATCGCTCAGGCGCACGCGCGCCGCTGCTGGTGGCACCCACCGGTGCAGGCAAGACAGTCATCCTGGCCGCCATCACCGCCAGTGCCACCGAACGCGGCCGCAAGGTGCTCATCCTTGTCCATCGGCGTGAACTGATCCATCAGGCCAGCAGCAAACTCACCGCCGCCGGCGTCGAGCACGGCATCATCGCGGCTGGCATCCAGCCATCGCAGCAGCCGGTACAAGTTGCATCGGTGCAGACGCTCGTTCGCAGGCTCGACACAATCGACTGGCAGCCGTGCCTGATCATCATCGACGAGGCACACCACGCAGCAGCCGGTTCCTGGTCGCAGATCCTGAGCCACTGGCCCGGTGCGCTGCGCCTAGGTGTCACCGCCACACCTTGCCGCCTTGATGGCCGCGGCCTGCGCGACACCTTTGACGCGCTCGTCGAAGGACCGTCAGTTCAGATGCTCACATCGGCTGGCTACCTGTCACCCGCGCGGATCTTTGCGCCGCCAATGGTGGCCGATCTCACCGGCCTGCGCATGAGGGCCGGCGACTACGCCAACAATCAGGCCGCGGCTGCCATGACCCGGCCAACCGTCACCGGCGATGCGATCCATCACTACCAACGCCTCGCGGGGGCACAGCAGGCGATCGCATTCTGCTGCAACGTGGCCCACGCCGTCTCAGTTCGAGACGCATTTAAGACGGCAGGTATCAGCACCGCCACCCTTTTGGGCAATACAACCGATCGCGATGCCGTGGTCGCCGCGTTCGCCGCTGGCACCATCCGCGTGCTGGTGACCGTTGACGTGGTCTCCGAAGGGTTCGACATCCCCGCGGCCGGTTGCGCCATCCTGCTCAGACCCACCGCCAGCCTTGGCCTGTACCTGCAGCAGATCGGTCGTGTGCTGCGGCCAGCACCAGGCAAAGACGCTGCCATCATCCTTGATCACGTCGGCAACGTCACCCGTCACGGCTTCCCCGATGACATCCGCCAGTGGACGCTCGAGCACGGCGCACGGCGCGCAGGTGGCAGCCAGCCAGCGCCATCGGTGCGCACCTGCCCGCAGTGCTTTGCATCGTTCAGGCCGGTGCCGATCTGCCCATGCTGTGGCCACGAGCAGCCCGAACCCAAGCAGCGACCGATGCAGCAGATCGACGGCGAGTTGAAGGAACTTAAGCGCATCGACGTGCAATTGCGCCGCCGCGAGCAAGGCAAGGCCAAAACCCTCCAGCAACTCATCGCCATCGGTCATGCCCGCAACATGCGGAACCCCGTAGCGTGGGCCCATCATGTGCTGCGCGCGCGTGGCCAACGCCGAAACCACTCTTCAACAGCAGATCCGCCTAGCGCTCGGCTCCCGCTCTGACCTGCGCATCTTTCGCAATCAGGTCGGGTCGCTGCCCGACCCGCGCACCGGTCGGCTTGTCACCTTCGGCCTTGCCCGTGGCTCAGCAGACCTCATCGGCTGGCGTACCGTCACCATCGGCCCAGAACACATCGGCCTGCGGCTGGCCGTGTTCACATCCATCGAGGTCAAGACACCCACCGGGCGGGTCAGGCCCGAGCAGCAGGCTTGGCTCTCTACCGTGAACGATGCCGGTGGCCTCGCCGGCGTCGCGCGATCCGTGTCAGACGCGCACGCCATCATTCAATCCGTCAGCCAATAAACAGGCCGGCGGTGCTCGACACACCCCGGCCCTGGCCCACAGCCCTTACCTGCAAGCATGGCAAGACTATCAAAACCCGTTGACTTCAGCGCCGCTCGTCAGTTCCTGAAGATCCTCGGCAAGACCAAAGAAGCCACCAGACTCCGCGCGTTCTATCCCTCTGGCCACCAGTTCAAGGCCGGTGACTCAGGCCGCAAAGCACCGCCATCAGCCGCCATCATCGACGAATGGCAGGCCGAGGGCCGCGGCGTCTACGTCGTCATCAACGACGGCGGTGACACCGACTCAGAAATCACCGCCTGTCGCGCCATCTTTTGCGAATGGGACAACCGGCCAAAAGACTGGCAGGTCACCGCATGGCAAGAGCTGCAGCTCCCAGAGCCATCGCTGCAGGTTGACACCGGCGGCAAGTCGATTCACACGTACTGGGTGCTCGCTGATCCGATTGCACCCGATCAGTGGCGCTCACTGCAGAAGCGGCTCCTTGAGCACGCCGACGCAGATCGCACGCTCAAAAACCCCTCGCGGGTCATGCGCCTGCCCGGCACCTATCACATCGGCCCAGACGGCCACCCAGGCCAGCAGGTGGCCATCATCCATCAATCAGATCTCACCTACACCCCAGATCAACTGAACGCCTGCCTGCCCGACGAGCAGACACACACCCGCCTGATCAGCGCCAAGCAATACACCGACCACACACCCCGCACTCTCTCAGACATCCAGCAGGCCCTCGACTGCATTCCGGCCGCGATCCCCAAATCCGGTCAATACCCATTCTTCCGCAATCTGCTATGGGGCCTCATCGCCGCCTGCGAGGAAGCCGGCAGCACCGCCGATCAGGCTGTCGCCATGATCCAGCGCCACAGCCCTGCCTTTGCCGAAGCGCAGCAGGTGGCACGCAGCAACTGCGCATCAGTCACCGCCGGCACGTTCTGGTATTTCGCGCGTGAACACGGCTGGCGGCCGCCACGCACCATTCCGCAGGTCATTGCCGATCACCCGCCCACAGCCATCACGCCCATCGACCCGCAGCCGCTCAAGCGCATGGAGGCAAACGAGCTGCTGCAGCAGCTACGGGATGCCGGCAACCTCCGGTACAACATCTTCACCCAGCAGATCGAACGCAACGGCAAAGTCCTAGAAGGCGCCGAGCATTTCTACCTCGAGATCGCAGAACGCGGCGGCAAGATCTCAAAAGAGACCGCACTCGACTGCCTAGTCAAGATCGCCAAGGCGAACCCCTACGACCCGATTAAGAACTACCTGAACCACGTCGCAGCACACGAACAGCCCACCTACATCGACCGGCTCGCATCCACCTACCTACGGCCTGAAGACTCAACCACACCAGAACCCACCCTCTATGACCACATGATCCGCTGCACCCTCATCGGTGCGGTGCGCCGCATCTACGAACCCGGTGCCAAGCACGACAACGCAACGGTCCTTATGGGTGAACAGGGCGCACGCAAGTCATCCTTCTGGGCCGCGATCGGTGGCGAGTTCTTTTCCGATGCGCTCAAAGACATCGGATCAAAAGACGACCTGATGGTCCTGCATCGCAGCTGGATCATGGAATGGGCCGAGCTGGATCACATCACCAGCAAGAAACACGCCGGTCAGGTCAAGGCATTCCTGAGCCAATCAACCGACCTCTTCCGCATCCCCTACGGCAAAGCCACCGAAGCATTCCCGCGCCGCTGCATCATCGTTGGTTCAACCAACCGCGACACCGGCCTGCTTGTTGACGAGACAGGCAACCGCCGGTTCTGGGTCATCCCCGTCACCTGCACGCTTGCCAAACCGATCGACGTGTCATCGCTGCTCAAGGAGCGCGACGCCATTTGGTCGGCAGCGGTGGCCGCCTACCGCAACGGCGAGCCCAGCGTGCTCACAGCCGAACAAGAGGCGATGGTGGCTCAACAGAACGAGGACTACCTGGTCGAGTCGCCATGGCGCGCACCGATCGAAGCGTGGCTTCTGGCACCCCATAACAAGTCCAAGGACATCACGACCGACGTGCTCTTGGCCGAGGCCGTGGCCAAGCCGGTGGAGCGTCAAACCCGGTCCGATCAGATGCAGGTGGCCAGCATCCTGCGCGACCTCGGGTACCAACGAAAGAAGACCCGAGTCGATGGCATTCTCAAATGGGTCTACTTTTGAGACAGTCGAGTCTTGTGAGTCTCAAAGTGAGACAGGCTTGTGTTCCTACCTGCTGGGGAGTAGGTGGGAACACCGAAACCCTGTCTGCTACTACCTTGTTCCTATGTTCCTACTGTTCCTACCTATATAAAAGACCTATATGGAATAGGGGAGAAGGGGGGTACAGGGGGGCGTGGGGAAACTCTTCTAAGGAGGTGGGAACGGTGGGAACTGGGAACAAAGTCAGTCTCACCGGCTCCGCCTACCCTTGACCCATGGCAGGCGGCATCTCCATCGACCTCACCAGCGACCTTGGCAAGGCCGAGGCATGGTCGGCTGCGCTGCTTAAGCAGCTGCCATTCGCCACCAGCAAGGCGCTCAACGACACCGCCTTCGATGCGCGCACGTCCCTCTCTGGTGCCACACGCCAATACTTCGACCGGCCCACGTCATTCACCCAGAAAGGCTTCGGCGTCGAGAAGAGCACCAAGCGTGATCTAGAGGTGGTCGTTGGCGCAGAGGCCAAGCGCGCCCGCTACCTGCGCACACAGATCACAGGTGGCGCACGTAGCCAGAAAGGCTTTGAGCGGTTGTTCCTTGCGCAGATCACAGCGTCAGCGCAGATCCCCCGTGACAGTCAGTTCATACCCACCTCCCTGGTCAAGCTCAATGCCTCCGGCAACGTGAGCCTCGCCACCCTCAAGCGCATTAAGCAGGGCCTGGGTAGCAACCCTCAGGGTGGCTTCTTCGTGGGTACCCCTAAGGGGGGCGACCGCCCTGCTGGTATCTACAGACGCAGCAAGGGTCAGCTGTTCCCATACTTCATCGCCATTGATCAGGCAGCGCAGTATCAGCCGCGCTTCCCGATGCTTGATGTGGTTGGCAAGGTCTATCAGAGGCGCTATGCGAGCTACTTCAAGACAGCGTTAGAGCGTGCGATCGCGACAGCGCGCTAGAAGGCGCTGCAATGGGCATGGGCCATGCTTCGCGTGGTTTGGATCATGAACACGCAATCGTCGGCCTTCAGGCCGCTTGCCGGCCGCATCGCGGGTCCCTCCGGGGCCAATGTGCATGGGTCGTCCAAACGCGCGTCTTTTATCTAGCGTCAGCCCCAAAAGCCCGTAAACCCTTGCGCCGCAAGGGATCTCACGTCGCGTCAAATTGGACTCAGGGCTAGACCGTTAAGCGGGGTTTAGGATCAGTTAAGTTAAGCCTAGTGGTTTTTAACTCTTCTCAGTGCTGGTTACTTTTGCTGAGTTTGCTGCGATTCGTGGATGCACGAAAGCGGCAGTGACTCATGCCAGCAAAAGCCGGATCGCGGCGGCGGTGGTTGAGAAAGACGGCAAGCGATGGCTGGACCGTGATCTGGCGCTGGAGCTGTGGAACAAGAACACGCGTGCGACGCCGACTTCAAAGGTGAGTCAGGCCGACCCGGTTGATCCGCAAGAACTGCGGCAGCAGATCGACAAGCTGCCTGATGATGCGATCCCGGATCTCAATGAGAGTCGCGCGAGACGCGAGCACTACCAGGCCGAGCTGGCGAAGCTGCAGGTGACGCAGCAGCGGGGCGATCTGGTGCCTGCTGATGAGGTGAAGAAAGACGCGTTTCAGGTGGGCCGCAGCATCCGCGAGGCGCTGGCGAACCTGGCCGATCGGTTGAGCCACCAGTTGGCGGGCGAGACGGACCCGACGGTGATCCATGAGGTGCTGACGCGTGAGCACCGGGATGCGCTGCTGGCGCTGGTGGAGGTGGAGAAGTGAGCGTCTGGCGCGCGGGCTTCATGGACGGGCTGCGACCTGAGCAACCGTTGACGGTGAGCGAATGGGCCGATGCGCACCGGCGGCTGAGCAGCAAAGCATCAGCGGAGCCGGGCCCGTGGCGCACTAGCCGGACGCCTTATCTGCGCGAGCCGATGGATTGCCTGAGCAGCAGCAGCCTTGTGCAGCGGGTGGTGATGATGTTTGCGGCGCAGACGGGCAAGACGGAGGCGGGCAGCAACTGGCTCGGCTATGTGATCGACCATGCACCGGGGCCGATGCTGTGCGTGCAACCGACGGTTGAGATGGCCAAGCGGCTTAGCAAGCAACGGCTGGAGTCGATGATCACCGAGACGCCGGTGTTGGCGGAGAAGATCGCGCCGGCTAGGGCGCGGGATTCGGGCAACACGATGTTCAGCAAGGAGTTCCCCGGCGGGATCATGCTGCTTACGGGGGCCAACAGCGCGACGGGGCTCAGGTCGGCGCCGTGCCGATACCTGTTCGCTGATGAGGTGGATGCGTTCCCCAGTGACGTGGACGGCGAGGGCGATCCGGTCGCGCTGGCGGAGCGGCGGACCACGACGTTTGCGCGGCGCAAGATCTTGCTGACTAGCACACCAACCGTGAAGGACTTCAGCCGGATTGAGTCGGAGTATCTGCGCAGCGATCAGCGGCGGTTCTATGTGCCGTGCCCTAGCTGTGGCGGGATGCAGTGGTTGCAGTGGCCGCGGTTGAAGTGGGACGCAAAGCGGCCGGGTGATGTGCGCTATGAGTGCGAGCATTGCGGCGAGCGGTTCGAGGAACTGCACAAACCGGCGATGCTGCGTGGCGGCGAGTGGCGCGCGACGGCACCGGCTGACGGCCGGACTGCGGGTTTCCATCTGTCGGGCCTTTACAGCCCGCTGGGTTGGTGCAGCTGGGAGCAGCTGGTGGATGACTTCCTGCGGGCCAAGGCTGACGCGCCGGCGTTGAAGGCGTTCGTGAACACAAGGCTGGCGGAGACGTGGGAGGAGGACTATGCGGCGGCGGTGAGCGCTGATGGGTTGCTGGCCAAGCGGCTTGACTATGCGGCGGGCAAGTGTCCTGATGGCGTGGTGCTGCTGACCTGCGGCGTTGACGTGCAGGACAACCGGCTGGCGGTGAGCGTGTGGGGCTGGGGCGAGGCTGAGACGGGCTGGCTGGTTTGGCATCAGGAGCTGATGGGCGACCCGACGCAGACGGAGGTGTGGGGGCAGCTTGATCAGGTGCTTGCGACTGAATGGGACGCGACGGGCGGGCGTGTGCTGAAGGTGAGCCAGACGGCGGTTGACAGTGGCGGCCACTGCACGCATGAGGTCTATGCCTATGTGCGCGATCGGGTGCGGCAGGGTGTAGTCGCGATCAAGGGCAGCAGCAGACGCAACAGCCCGGCGGTCGGCAAGGGCAACAAGGTCGATGTGAACTGGCGCGGCCGTGTGATCAAGCGAGGCGTCACGCTGTTTCAGCTGGGCACCGACACCATCAAGACAACGCTGTTCGGGCGGCTGCGGCACAACGAAGGCGCGGGTGGATTGTATTTCGGGCAGGCGGCTGATGCGGAATACTTCCGTCAACTGACCAGCGAACGGCAGGCGCTGCGGTATCACCGCGGGTTCCCGATACGGGAGTGGGTCAAGAAAGCAGGCGACCGTAACGAGGCGCTCGATTGCGCGGTCTATGGCTATGCGGCGATGTTGATCTTCAGCCGACGGATGAATAAGGCGACGATGTGGCAGCAGCTGCGTGATCAGTTGGAAGGTGCAAAGCGACCAGCGCTAAGATCAAAGCAGCAGGCCGCCCCTGGGCCTGCTAGTGGCTTCGTTGGCAACTGGTAACCGTGCGCATCCCTAGCCAGATCAGAGCGGGCGACACGATCCAGTGGCGCGACGTGGAAGGCGTTGACAACCTGGGCAACGCGATCAGCAGCGCCGACTATGTGCTGACCTACTACCTGCGGACTAACACGGCAAGCGAAGGCGCGACAGTTGTCGGCAGCGCTTACGGGACCGGATGGCAGTTCACGATCGCCGCGGCCACCAGCACGGGCTTTGATGCTGGGACGTGGTTCTGGCAGGCGGTCGCGACCAAGACTGGCAGCACCGTCACGATGGGCAGCGGCCAGCTGACCGTGCTGCGATCGCTCAGCTACACCGGATCCCCTGCTGCTGTTGATGGCCGGTCGCAGGCGCAGCAGGATCTGGATGCGGTGCAAGCCGCGATCCGTGCGCTGGTATCTGGTGGCGCGGTGCAGCAGTACAGCATCGGCAGCAGAAGCCTCACCAAGATGCGGATTGAAGATCTGATGACGCTTGAGAGCAAGCTGAAGGCGGACGTGAAACGTGAGCAGATGGCGGAGCTTATGGCCAACGGGCTGGGCAACCCTCACAATCTGTTTGTGAGGTTCTGACATGGGACTGAGGACGCGACTGTTTCGGGCGATGGGTTTTGAGCCGGTGCGGCCGCGGGCGCGGGCGTATCAGGGCGCGCGGGTTAGCCGACTGACAGCGGACTGGGTGACAAGCGGCACCAGCGCTGACGCCGAGATCAAGTCGAGTTTCAAGGCTTTGCGCAACCGTGCGCGGCAATTGTGCCGTGACAATGACTACGCAAAGCAGGCGCTGCGCGCGATCCAGAACAACGTGATCGGGCACGGCATCCGGCATCAGGGGCAGGTACGGATGCTGCGCGGCGGCAAGCTTGATGAGGCGATCAACGGCCGCATTCATGAGCAGTGGGAGAAGTGGATGCATAAGAACCGCTGCGATGTGAGCGGGATTCTTGGCTTCCACGACATCGAGCGCCTGCTGGTGCGCAGCATGGCCGAGTCGGGCGAGGTGTTCGTGCGGATGATCAAGCGGCCTTTCGGTGATAGCCGTGTGCCGTTTGCGCTGCAGGTGCTCGAGGCTGACTACCTGATCGACGATGACGTGCCGCAGGCGGCCGAGGGCAACACGGTGCGGATGGGCATCGAGGTGGATCAGTACCTGCGGCCGCAGGCGTATCACTTCTACGCGAATCATCCAGGCGACACTTATGCGGGCAACGCGCGCACCAACGGCCGCCGCATCCGTGTGCCAGCTAATGAGGTGATCCACCTGTTCCTGCCTGAGCGGCCAGGGCAGACGCGGGGCGTGACGTGGTTCGCGTCTGCGCTGATGCGGCTTCACATGCTGCAGGGCTATGAGGAGGCCGAGGTGGTGCGTGCTCGTGCGAGTAGCGCGCTGATGGGATTCATCACCAGCCCCGAGGGCGAGCTGGTGGGTGATGAGGTGTATGAGGGCGAGCGGGTCAGTGAGTTTCAGCCGGGTGTGTTCAAGTATCTGCAACCGGGCGAGAGCGTCACGGTGCCGGACCTGAACAGCCCTGACGGGCAGCTTGAGCCGTTCACGCGGTCGATGCTGCGGGCCGTGGCTGCTGGCGTAGGTGTTTCGTTCGAGAGCATCAGCAAGAACTTTTCAGAGAGCAACTACAGCAGCAGCCGGCTGAGCCTGCTGGAGGAGCGCGACACCTACCGGGTGCTGCAGCGGTGCATGGTGGAGAACTTCCATCAACAGGTGTTTGAGCAGTGGCTTGAGATGGCGGTGCTCAGCGGCGCGCTGAGCCTGCCTGGGTATGAGACCAATCCAGAGCGCTATCGCGCCAGCCGGTGGGTGCCGCGCAGCTGGGAGTGGGTTGACCCTCAACGCGAGGTGAACGCCTATAAGGCAGCTGTCAGGTGTGGATTCAAGACGCTGGGCCAGGTGATCGCGGAGCAGGGCGGCGATCTTGAGGATGTCCTGGTTGCACGTCAGGCTGAGCTGGCGATGCTCGATGAGATGGACATCGTTACGGACACCGACCCGAGTGAGGTGAGCGATAGCGGCGCGGTGCAATCCCCGCTGGGCATGGGCGCGATGCCGGCATTTGAGGAAACCGAGCCACCGATGGAGGAGGATGAATACGAGGAGGAGTCTGTGCTCGAGGACCCGACCGAGGCGCCTGAGGATTGATGGCAACCGTCAACGGGCAGGACATTGATCTGATGCCAACGGATGGCATGAAGACCGAGGCGCAACGCTATCGCGACTGGAAGGACGAGGGTCGGGCAGGCGGCACTGAGGTGGCCGCGGCCAGAGCGCGGCAGATCTTGAGCGGTGATGAGCTGAGCCCCGACACCGTGATCACCATGGCGGCGTGGTTTGCGCGGCATGAGGTGGACAAGCAAGGCGAAGGATTCAGCCCTGATGAAGATGGCTACCCATCACCGGGACGTGTCGCATGGGCCGCATGGGGCGGCGATGCGGGTCAAAGTTGGGCCACGGCCAAGGCCGATAGAATCAAAGCACTAGAAGATCGAAGCGCCGTGGAATTAGCGCGTCCCTATCCAAATGAACACGCCGCGAGGCTGACCGATCCGGATCAGTATGATTCGCTTCGTCGTGAGAATGATGCGGGCGGCCCTGGCATCGACTTCATCTACGGCATTAAGGAAGGCGAAAGCGAGATTCAAGCGATCCGGTTCAATAGTTCGCAGTACAGCCCGGCCGAGGCGCGCGACTGGCTGGCTGAGCACGACTTCAGTGCGATCATGTTTGAGGAGGCCACCGGCGATGGCGAGCGGGCCGAACCCGGCGATCTGTCCGAGGGCGACTTCGTGCGGTGGAACAGCAGCGGCGGCACCGCTCAGGGCCGCATAGAGCACGTCATGCGCGAAGGCACCCTGGGCGTGCCCGACACTGAGTTCAGCATCGAGGCCACACCTGAAGACCCAGCCGCGCTGATCCGCATCTACCGCGAAGGCGATGAAGGATGGGAGGCAACTGAGACGATGGTCGGCCACAAGTTCTCAACCCTGACCAAGATCTCGGCACTGCGCAGCCTCACCGGCAAGTATCAGCGCGCTGAGCTGACCACCTTCGATGAGGTGCAGGACCGCACCTATGAGTTCCCGTTCAGCTCTGAGTTTCCGGTTGCCCGTTACTTCGGCAATGAGATCCTGAGCCACGATGAAGAAGCAGCCAACCTAAGCCGCCTGAACGATGGCGCACCGCTGCTGTTCAACCACAACCCTGACAGGGTGATCGGCGTGGTTGAGCGGGCATACATCGACGGCAAACGCCGCCGCGGCTATGCACGCGTGCGGTTTAGCCGCAACGCCTTTGCTCAGGAGATCCTGAGTGATGTGAAGGATGGCGTTCTACGGAATGTTTCCTTCGGCTACTCCATTGACAAAATGGAGGAGCGTGGCAGTGGTGACTATGTTGCAACTGCCTGGTCTCCTTATGAGATCAGCGTTGTCTCGGTGCCGGCTGACCCCGGCGTCGGGATCGGCCGATCTTTTGAGGCTGACACCCCTGCTGCTTCGGCAGCACCATCCCCCGATCCTATTCCTCTAATGGAAACCGCCACCCCCGATCTGGCCGTGGTGCAGGCCGAGGCCGCTCAGGCCGAACGCGCCCGCATCTCGGACATCACTGCCCTGTGCGACAAGCACGGCATGGCAGACCTGGGCCGGCAGCTGGTTGAGTCTGGTCGTTCAATCGACGAGGCTCGCGCTGCTGTGCTCGACAAGCTCAACATTCACCAGGAGACCGTGACCATGCAGGCCGCCGACCTTGGCCTTAGCGAGAAGGAGAGCCGCAGCTTCTCTTTCCTGCGCGCCATCAACTTCCTTGCTAACCCAACCGATCGCTCGGCCCGCGAGGCTGCTGCCTTCGAGATCGAAGCCTCCGAGGCTGCTGCGGCCAAACTCGGCCGTCAGTCACGCGGCATCACCATCCCCCAGGATGTGCTGCGCCGTGACCTGAACGTGGGCGCTGCCACCGCTGGCGGTAACCTCGTCGCCACCGAACTGGACGCCGGCAGCTTCATCGACCTGCTGCGCAATGCTTCCGCTCTCGATCAAGCTGGCGCCACCGTGCTGACCGGCCTGACCGGCAACGTTGCCATTCCCCGCCAGTCCGGTGCCGCCACCGCTTATTGGGTGGCTGAGAGCGGCTCGCCCACCGAGAGCCAGCAGACCGTGGATCAGGTCAGCCTGACCCCCAAAACGGTTGCTGCCTACACCGACTACAGCCGCCGCCTGATGCTGCAGTCCAGCATCGACGTGGAGAACATGGTCCGCAACGACCTGGCTCGCGTGCTTGCGCTCAAGATCGACGCTGCTGGCCTTTATGGCACCGGCAGCAACAGCGAACCCCTCGGCCTGAAGCTGACCACCGGCATCGGCACCGAGAACTTCGCCGCTGCAATCCCCACCTTCGCTGAGGTTGTGGCGCTCGAGAGCGACGTGGCAACTGCTAACGCACTGCTCGGCAGCCCTGTCTACCTGATGAACGCTGCCATGCGCGGCGGTCTGAAGACCAAGGCCAAAGACACCGGCTCCGGCCTGTTCGTGATGGAAGGCAACGAGGTCAATGGCTACCGCGGCGTGCTCTCCAATCAGGTTGAGTCCGGCGATCTGTGGTTCGGCAACTTCGCTGACCTGATCATCGGCTACTTCTCCGGCCTGGATCTGATGGTTGACCCCTACACCCACAGCACTTCCGGCACTGTGCGCGTGGTCGCCATGCAGGACGTGGACATCGCCGTTCGCCATCCTGAATCCTTCAGCCGCGGCAACGACACCCTCTGATCATGTTGATCAAGGTCCTACGGCAAACAATGCTGGCAGGGCAGGTGGCCAGAATCGGGGATGTCCTTGAGGCATCCCCCTCTGACGCCAAGTTCCTGATCGGTATTGGCAAAGCTGTGGAGGCCATCGCAGAGGTGGCCGATGTGGTTCAGGATTTGCCTGAACCGACCCGTAAACCAACAACCCCCAGACGGAGGGCTAAGTCATGACCATCCACAATCTCGGGTCCAAAACGGATCTGCTCGAAGTTCACAACAACGCAGTTGTCGGATCGACCGGCGCTGGCACCCCCGCCAACGTTGATCTGCTGGATTATGAAGGCGACGTTGCCTTCATCATCGACGCCGCTGCTGCCGGTTCTGGCGTCACCCTGACCGCCAAGATTCAGCACAGCAACACGACCACCAGCGGTGACTTCGTTGACGTGACTGGCGGCGGCTTCACCGCTGCTGCTGCTAACACCGCCTTCCAGGAGAAGATCTACCTGAACAGCAACGACCTGCGTCGTTATGTTCGCGTGCTCTTCACCGTCACCGGCGGCACCGGCACCGGCGCTGTTTCGGTGGTTGCTCTCGGCTCTAAGAAGTACAGCTGATGGCGCTGACGGAGGATCTCGGAATCTTCCTGGCAGACTTCGGCGTCAGTTGCACAGCTGGCGCCGTTACTGCCCTTGGCATCCTGGACATGCCGAGCCAAGTGCTGGCTAATGGCATGGTGCTCAGCACCGACTACACATTGACCGCCAAGGCTTCTGACTTCGGTACGCTGACCCGCGGCAGCTCAATCACAGTTGATGCTGTGGCCTACACCGTGCGCGAGGTCATGCTGATGGATGACGGCAAGATCGTTCAACTCGGGCTTCAAAAGACATGAGCACCATCGTCGGCGGCAACGCGGATCGTCCGCAGAACATCCACACGTTTGCCGCGATCACCGGCACGACTGGCTCGAGCGCTTCGATCGAGTGTGATGGCACCGTGATCACGACGTTCGACAAGATCACCGGCGGCCAGATCACCTACCACCTGCAGGGTTCCATGAATGGCACTGACTGGGCCAACATGGACGAGGCAAAGACAAAGGATGCGGGCAACTACATTCACACCTTTCACGGTTACGCGGTGCGTTATCTGCGGTTGGATGTGACCGCCAGCGGCGCCGGTCGTAGCATCACGATGACCGTCTGCTGCGACACATGACCACCCGTCGCGAGTCAATCCTGGCCGCTATTGCTTCGGCGCTGGTTGGCACCACCGGCGTCAGCACGCGCATCTATCGCAGCAGGGTGGAACCGCTCAGCAGGGGTGAAAGCCCGGCGCTGGTGATCGAGCCGATCAATGACACGGCCGAACAGAACACCAGCCTGCCGACGCTGGACTGGTCAATGACGGTGCGCATCGCGGTGATCGTGCGTGGCAATGTGCCGGATCAGATCGCTGATCCGATCGTTGAAAGCCTGCACGCCAAGCTGATGGCTGACCTAACGCTGGGCGGCTATGCGATCGACGTGCAACCGCAGGGCGTCAACTTTGAACTGGTAGAGGCTGATCAACCTGCTGGCGTGATCGGCTGCGACTACCTGGTTCGCTATCGCACCAGCGTCACGAATCTAGCCACGGCATAGTGGCTAGGATGGTGTTGATTATCAGGTATTGACCGATGCCGCTTCTGAGCCGTAAGCGCCTGATCCTGGCCAAAACTGAGGCTTCCTACGGAACCGACAGCAGCCCGGCCGGCACTGATGCGATCCTGGTGCGTGAGCTTGAGATCACGCCACTTCAGAGCGATACCGTTGATCGCGAGCTGATCCGCCCGTACCTTGGCGCATCGCAACAGCTGCTGGCCAACACCCGCGTCGAGGTCACGTTCCAGGTTGAGATGGCGGGCAGCGGCAGCGCTGGCACGGCGCCCGCATTCGGTCGGGTGATCCAGGCCTGCGGATTCAGCGCGACCACGACAGCCGCAGCAGTCACCGGCACTGCACAGGCCGGCTCGGCTGGCAGCATCACGCTCGCTGCTGGCGCAAGCGCAACGGACGACATCTACAACGGCATGGTGATTTCGATCACCAGCGGCACTGGCAGCGGATCGAGCGGCATCATCACCGATTATGTCGGCAGCACCAAGGTTGCAACCGTTCAGAAGACCACTGCTACATTCACGCCCGACAACACCAGCGTCTACAGCATCGCCGCCAACGTGGCTTACAAGCCAGTCAGTGACACGTTCAGCAGCGTGAGCATCTACTACAACATCGACGGTGTGCTGCACAAGGTCACCGGCTGCCGCGGCACCTTCACGATCAATGGTCAAGTTGGCGAGATCCCGACTCTCGAGTTCACGATGACCGGGATCTACAACGCTCCCACCGATACGGCCGCCCCTGCTGCTACCTACAGCAACCAGGCGGTACCGGTCATCTTCAAGAACGGCAACACAACCAACTTCCAGCTGCTGAGCTACGCCGGCTGCCTGCAGTCGGTCGAACTTGACATGGGCAACGAGGTGACCTATCGCGAACTGGTGGGCTGCTCCAAAGAGGTGCTGATCACCAACCGCGCCGTCACCGGCACTGTCGTGCTCGAGGCGCCTACGATCGCCAGCAAGGATTACTTCACGGCCGCGCTGTCTGATTCATCGCTTGGCAATCTCACGCTGAAGCATGGCCAGACGGCCGGCAACATCGTCACGCTCACCAGTTCGACGATCGACATCGGTGATGTGAGCTACGAAGATCAGGACGGCATCCACATGCTGTCGATCCCAGTGGTTGCAGTTCCGGGCAGCACCGGCAATGATGAGATGATTCTGGTCTTCACCTGATCGCTGCATGGCATTCGTTCTCAAGCAATCCGCCACCTACTCATGGCCGGTGCCTTTCAAGGTGCCGACCGATGGCGGCAAATACGAGAAGCAGACCTTTGATGCGGAGTTCAAGCGGCTGCCGCAGTCAAGGATCAACGAGATCCAGACAGAGGTGCAGGACCGACTGAGGGCGGCGCAAAAGGGCGAAGCATTCGAGAGCGACATCTCAGACATCTCGATTGCTGATGAAGTCCTAGCCGGCTGGACCGGGGTCGTTGATGACGAGGGTGAGGAGGTGCCATTCAGCGCCACCAGCAAAGCTCAGCTGCTCAACATCCCCGGCCTGGCCGGTTCGATCATTGAGGCGTACTTTGAAAGCGTCGCCGGCAAGAAACTAAAAAACTGACCGAGGCTGCGCGATACTGGATCAAGGGTGGCGTCATTGACAACACCGCTGACGACGCTGCAGCCTTCGGCATTGATCTCAATCTGCCACCAGAGCCGGAGCACTTTGAGGTTGAACCGGAGGCATGGCCTGCTGTGCAGATGTTCCTGAGGTGCCAGACGCAATGGCGAAGCGGGCCGACCGGGGTGATCGGGCTTGATTACCTTGCGCTGGATCTAGCGTTTAGACTGTATGGAGCAGAGGACCCCGCCGCCATGCTGGAGGACATCCAGGTGATTGAGGGCGAGGTGCTGATGGCTGCGCAGAAGGGGGCCAAATAAATGGCGCTGAACATGGATGCGGCCGTCCGGGTCAAGGCCAGCGTTGACGGACTGGGCGAGATCAACAGCCTGAACAAAGCGCTTGGCAACACTGAACGGCAAGCCAATGAAACAGGCGGTGCGCTAGGGCGGATCAAGGGCGTGGCCGGCGGACTGACTAACGCGTTAGGTGCGCTGGTGCCTGCAGCAGGCATTGCAGGCATCGCGGCGCTAGGCAAGCGCGCGATTGATGCGGCCGACAACCTGAACGATCTCAGCCAACGCACGGGCGTCGCGGTGCCGATCCTGAGCAAGTTTGGCGCAGCGGCGAAGGACAGTGGCAGCAGTATTGAAGAAGTCGCCAAAGCGATGGGCAAACTGGCCAAAGGCATCGTCGACCCAGCGTCGAAGGCGAACGAAGCACTGCGTTCGATTGGCATCAGTTCAACTGATGCGGCGGGCAAGGTGCGAAGCATGGACGCGATCATGCTCGATGTTGCAGACAAGTTCTCAAAGATGCCCGATGGCGCGCAGAAGACAGCGCTGGCCATGGAACTATTCGGCAGATCTGGGGCCAACCTGATTCCCATGCTCAACCAGGGCCGCGGCGCTCTCGGGCAATACGCGTCAACGATCGACACCGAGATGGCGCAGGCGGCTGACAAGTTCAATGATGCGCTGAACGGCATCGCTCGATCAGTGGCCGGCCCATTCAATCAAGCGATTACCGCTCTGCTGCCATTCATCACACAACTGGCCCAAGGCATCGCGGGTCTTGCGCAATGGTTCAGCGGTTTGCCGGCTCCGCTTCAAGGCATCATCTTCGCGGTTGGCGCGCTGACTGCAGCGTTCGTGTTGTTGGCACCAGCGATCAGCGCGATCATCTCGATCGGTGGTGCCTTGGCCGGTGTGTTTGCAGGTGGTGCCATTTTCACGACGATCGGATCCGCAATCGGCGCGGTGATTCCTGTGATCACTGCTATCGGCGGTGCGCTCAGCGGCCTGCTGCCAATTCTTGCGGCTGTGTTCACCGGCCCGGTTGGCTGGATTGCCCTGCTAGTGGCCGCAGGCGTGGCGATCTATGCCTTCCGTGATCAGATCGGCGCGGCATTCAGGGTGATTGGCGAGATTCTTCAATCAGCGGCGCAGGGCTTTAAGTCGATCTTCATTGATCCAATCACCCGCAGCCTGAGCGCCATGGCCCAAGGCATCGGCCAGCTGTTCCAGACGCTTGGCGGGATGCTGTCGCGGCCATTCGAGGCAGCTGCTGGCGTTATCCGTGGCATTGTGAACGGCGTCATCGGCGGCATTGAAAACGCGATTAACGGCGCCATCGGCGGCATCAACCAGCTGATCGCTGCAGCCAACCGCGCGCTGGCCGTGTTGCAGCTGCCACAGATCCCATTCTTTCCTGGCGTGAGCTTGCCGCGGTTTGCTGATGGTGGCGTGGTGAACGGCCCGACGATGGCGCTCGTGGGCGAAGGCGGAGAGCCTGAGTACATCGTGCCGCAGTCGAAAGCCGGCGGCTTTGCAGCCAACTGGATGGCTGGCCGTCGTGGCGCTTCTGCTATCCCGCGGTTTGCAGAGGGCGGCGTGGTGATGCCCAGCTCGGCTCGGGTCAGCATTCAAACCGGCCCGGTCACACAGATGAATGGCACCAACTACGTCACCACACAAGACATGAGCCGCGCTGTGCAGGCCGGCGTGAATCAGACGCTTGCCATGCTGCGCAACGACATGGGCACACGTCGAGCAGTGGGGCTGGCCTGATGGGCTACTACGACATCATGTGCTTTCTTGAGTATTACGCCGATCGGGCCAACGTCATGTCTGGCGGCCTGCGAGCACCGACACGGCAATGGCAGAACTTCTATCAAGTAGCGCAGCCGTTGACGATCGACACCGACGTGGCGGGAACCTACAGCTATCTGGCGTTCGACGTGAGCGGTTTTGGGTCAACCGATGCCGGATCGGTCAACGACCTGTCGATCGTGTTGGCAGCGGTGGGTGATGTGGTCGATCTGACTGATGCGGCCATCAATGGTGACACGCTTGTGATCGCATCGCTGGTGATTCAAGATCCAGGCGAAGATTCTTTCGATGCCACAAGCGCGCAGATCGTCAGCCGATACATCGGCAGCATTCAATCGGCAAGCCTGAACGACACGACAGTCTCGTGGACGGTCAACCCTGCGATCGACAAACTCAAAGCGCAGATCCCGAGCCGCAAGGTCTCATCGGATTTGATCGGTAGGTTCACGGGGCGATGAAGGATCGGTTGATCGCCATGAATCTCACCGTCACCTGCGGGGACGGTAGCACGCATTCTGGCGTGACGTTGACCCTGCGCGATGGCAAGCGCGTCTATGAACTGCCAAGCGGTGAGAAACTATGCGTCGACAAGGTCGATGGCGGCGTCTTTCTGGTCTCAGCCATTGAGGCAACGATGGTCACCTGCTACTGCCCGATGGAGGAGCCATGAGCGAAGAGATCATCAGGCACATTCAATGGAATGAACCGGGCTACTTCAAAGCCCTAGCCGATCATCAGGCGCAGATTTCTAAGTGGCAGGATGAACAGGTCTGGGGTCAGATCAGGCGCAATCTGGCCGAGACGCAAAAGCAGAAAGAAGCACTGCTGGCGCCAGCCCCATCTCCTCCGGTTGCACCCCTGCCGCCGCCACCAGCGCCGATGCCGGCCACGCTGGCGCCTGAAGGCATCACCACATTTCAGGCGCCGCCGCAGCCCAAGGCGCGGCCAGCGCGTGCTGGGTCAAAGCTCGATGATTCATTGCTCACCAGCAAAAAACCATCATCTGACCTAGACAAAGCGCAGCGGATCGCAACGCCAGGCGAAACGATTCCGATTGTATTCGGCAAACGGGTAAGCGATGTCGGTGGCGTGTGGCTACAGCCGCCCATGGTCAAGGCTGGAACTGAACAGTTCGTCGGCAGTTTCCTCTACACAATCAGCCAGGGCGAGATTGTCGCCAGCCCTGAAAAGCATCGGACCTTTGTCGGCCTGCGCAACGTGGCGTTCCTGCCAGATCAAACGATCACCCTGGCGCATGACTACGCCAGCGCGGCCACGCTTGCATCGGCTCCTGATGTGTGCCCAATCGGTGGCAGCACGCTGTATTGCGGGATTGAAACATTTTCTTATCTACAGCAGCTGTTTAAGGCAGAGGTAGGGTTCGTTCGCACTGATTCCAACGCTATTGATTCGGGCGTCTATTCAGGGTTCCGAATCATCACAAGAGGCACAGGGGACACAAGCAACACCGTCTTCAGTTACACCGCCGCAGACATTCAGGTATTCAATTCAGATAGCGGCGCTGATGTCACTGCTGCATGGCTTGCTTTTACTGGCTATTCTCCAGGTCTTATTTTTCTGGAGAATTACAACTCATCAACCGGTGGCGGACGAACGGTCGGAACAATTCTTGATGGCATTGCATTGTTTGGATACATTGAACTTGGTGCTAGCGGCATTGGCGCGGCGCTTGGCATACCAGCAGGAGCACGGCCAATCTTTCAAAGCACAGTTGCAACAGTCAATACTCAATACAACCCATCACTGCCGGCCAGCACCGGCACCCTGATAGGCACTCAATACGAGATCATTCAGACCCCATACGCTGACCCTGCTATCACGCCAACCGCTGATAACTCAGCCTATGCGGACATCACATTCTTACGCGTTGACGGCGACATCTACGACCCGCCTAGCGAGGGATCTTTCCCGACCACGACAAAGCAGCTGTTCATCTTCTACGACGAAGGCGTCGAGGTCGATCTCTACAGCGGCGGCCTGGTAGGCGGCGTCTACCCAACTGGCGCCAGCAATCAGGTCATTGATCTAGTGATGTACCTGTTCACGATCTACAAGCGCGCTGCCGGCGCTGCAACCGCAGCGATCGCTGCGCCGATCTACACCGGCAACATGACCGACATCGCTGCATTCTGCGATGAATACAACCTGCACTACAACGGCATCCTCGATGAGTCAGTCAATCTGATCGAGTTCGCGTCAGCCATTGCGCCGTTCTTCCTGCTGTCCTTCCTGTCTGTTGGTGGCCAGTATCGCTTCGAACCGATCCTGCCGTTGAACAACAGCGATCAGATTGACGTGACAGCGCTGACACCTGCCGAGACGTTCGATGAATCGAACATTCTGCCGGGCAGTTTCGGCAAGGCATACAAGCCCGTCGCGGATCGGCAGGACTTCATCGCCGTGATGCTTTGGCGCGAAAGCAACCCAAGCCAGGTCGGGATTCAGCGCACCGTGCAGGTGGCATACACAACCACATCACGCGACGCACCGGTGCAACAGTTTGACCTAACAGACTTCTGCTGCGACCCTAATCACGCCGCCATGTACGGCAAGTATGAACTTGCCCGGCGCAAGCATTCAACCCATACAGTCAGCTTCCAGACTTCGCTGGTTGTGACGGACCTAAAGCCGACCGACGTGATCAAGCTCGAGCGGCAACGGATCAGCAGCAAAGGCGACAACCGCGCAGAGGTTGAGTGGTATCAGATCACCAGCATCAGCTACGTCAGCGATGGCACCAGCGAGATCAACGCTGAGCACTTCCCCGTCGACAACAGCGACATTGCAGTGATCAGTGATGAAGTGTTGAATGGATCGTTCCGGGTGTTGTCATGACCACATTCCCCGCCATTGAACCAGCAACCCGCCAGATCAGCTTCGGTGATTATCCGCAGCTGAATCATGATGGCGTCAGTGGCGTGGGTGTCAGGTTCCTACAGGGCACCGATCGCGTGGCGCAGGTGCTCAGCCTTCGATGGCTTTACCTGAGCGAGTCGCAGATGTATCAGATCCTCAATCACTACATCGGGCAAGAGGGCACCATGCTGTCCTTTGATCTGCCGGCCATCATCTGGTCAGGATTCACCACACCGCCAATCGGCGTTGAGTATGAATGGCGTTACGCCGATCAAGTGGACGTTGAGCAGGCTGCACCACTTTCCTACAATGTGGGTGTGCAGCTCGTGTCCGTGCTGTTGGCACCATGAATCTGTTCCCGTCGCTGGTGCCATCGACTCGCCTTTATGTGCCGGGTGATTTGCCGCAGTCGCGGATGCAGTCACTCAGCGGCGTTGATGCCAGCTTCAGGCGCGGCAACCGCCGCATCGGGCAAGCGCTGAACTTGACGTTCACCAACCTGCAAGAGGCGGACCTGAACCTGCTGACGCAGCACTACATCGCCGTGCAGGGCAGTTTCGATCGGTTCTTTCTGTCGGGCGAGGTGTGGTCTGGGCTGGCCACGCCGCCGGTGCCATTGGTCAGTGATTACACCTGGCGCTATGCATCACCGATGCTCGTCAGTCATGCGTCATGCGGCCGATACAACGTCGAGGTTGAACTGATCACCGAGCCGGTCGATCTTGGCGATCTTGTGTTCGACGGCAGCGTCGCTGATCCTGTTACCCCGGCGCGGCTTTACATCGTCGACGCATTGACGGCTGCGGCCGCCCCGGCCAGGTCGCTTATCATCGAGGCAGGAGGTGCCGCATGACCACAACGCTGCTGGCGTTTCAGAAGCAACGCCGCGACACCGCCGCCAACTGGACATCAGTTAACCCGACGCTGCTGGCCGGTGAGATCGGCATTGAGTCAGACACCAACAAGTGGAAGGTTGGCGATGGCACAACGGCATGGGCCAGCCTTGGGTACATCCCCGGCCTGTCGATCAGCGCTTATCCGCTGGTCAATGCTGACATCGCCAGCAACGCCGAGATCGCCGTCAGCAAGCTGGCTGATGGCACACCCCGGCAGCTGCTGCAGACCGATGCAGCCGGGACCGGTGTCGAGTGGGCCAGCAACATTGATGTCCCCGGCACGCTTGACGTAACCGGTGCGGCGACGTTCGACAACGGCGTCACGATTCAGGGCGACCTGACGGTCAACGGCACCACGACCACGATCGACACGCAGCACCTGATCGTTGAAGACAAGAACGTCGTCATTGGTCAGGTCACAACGCCGACCGATGTAACCGCCGACGGTGGCGGCATCACGCTCAAGGGCAGCACCGACAAGACAATCAACTGGGTTGACGCCACTGATGCGTGGACATTCAGCGAGCACGTCAACATCGCCAGCACCAAGGAATACCGCATTGCTGGCGCCAAGGTGCTCGATGCCACCAGCCTTGGCAGCGGCGTCACCGGCAGCAGCCTGACCAGCGTCGGCACCATCGGCACTGGCACATGGCAGGGCAGCACAATCGGCACCGGCTACGGCGGCACCGGTCAGACCACCTACACCGACGGCCAGCTGCTAATCGGCAACAGCACCGGCAACACGCTGACAAAGGCCACGCTGACAGCCGGCACCGGCATCACGATCACAAACGGCAACGGCAGCATCTCGATCGCCGGCACCGGTGGCACGGTCACAGCCGTCACCGCCAGCAGCCCATTGGCCAGCAGCGGTGGCACAACGCCGGACATCAGCATCCAAGACGGCACTACAGCCCAGAAGGGCGCCGTTCAGCTTGAGGACTCAACCAGCAGCACCAGCACCACCAAGGCGGCCACGCCGAACGCGGTTAAGAGCGCCTACGACCTAGCTAATGCTGCGCTGCCCAAGGCTGGCGGCACCATCACTGGTGATGTGCTGCTCGACAATCAGTCTGATCTGCGGTTCGGTGAGGCGACAGGCCACGGCGGCAACTGGGTTGCATTTCAAGGGGCGGCCACGATCGCGGCAAATGTCACATGGACACTGCCTGCTGCCGATGGCACCAGCGGTCAGCTGCTCAGCACCAACGGCAGCGGCACATTGAGCTGGGCTTCGGACACTGGCGCGATTATCGTAGATGGTGGAAACTTCGCCAATGGATCGTCAACAGTATCCACGGCGGCGACCTTTGACGGCGGAGACTTCACCTAATGCCAACACCTGCAACGCGCACGCCGGTCCGCATCGCCCGCGGCACTTACAGCAACCTGAACAGCAGCATCGCTGACCTGCTGGAAGGCGAGATCTGCTACGCCACGGATCAGAACAAGGTCTACGTCATCGAGGGCGGTGCGCTCACTGAGCTGGCGTTCCTTGACTCCGCAGACATCGGCGTCAGCGTGCAGGGCTACGACGCCGACACGGCCAAGACAGACGTGGCACAGACGTTCACAGCGGTGCAGACGCTGACCGATCCTGCCATCATCGGTACGATCGTTGAGGACGTATACACCATCACCGATGGCGCTGCGTTTGAGGTTGACCCCGGCAACGGCAGTGTGCAGCTCATCACGCTTGGTGCCAACCGCACCCCCAAAGCAACCAACTTCGCTGCGGGCGAAGCGGTGACGTTGATGGTAAATGATGGCACGGCTTATACGTTGACTTGGACCGATGCTACCTGGGGGAGCGGTGGCGTCACATGGGTTGGTGGAAGCGCACCAACGCTTGAAACCAGCGGATACACCGTTATTCAGTTTTGGAAGGTCAGCAGTACCATTTATGGCGCATTGGTGGGAGGTGTGGCATGAGGATTCCACATGGTTTACGAGCTGTTGCTGGACGCAGCGTAGTGAATCCGCGCGATTTTTTTGACGTGAAGCTGTATACGGGCAATGGCAGCACGCAGACGATTTCGGGGTTAGGTTTTAGCCCGGACTTGGTGTGGATTAAAAGTCGCAGCTTTGCGGAAAGTCATCGAATACTTGACAAAATCAGAACAGCCACAAAGGTTCTTTACTCTGATTTGACAAATGCAGAGGGAACCGACTCAACTGGTCTGACTGCTTTTAATTCCGACGGCTTTACTCTTGGCAGCAGCACTGCCTATAACCAAAGCAGCAGCACCTTTGTCGCTTGGGCCTGGGACGCCGGAAGCTCCACCGTCACGAACACACAAGGCTCCATCACTTCTACGGTCAGTGTTCGTGCCAACGCCACGGCGGGGTTCAGCGTGGTGACATATACGGGCACAGCTACAAATTGCACGGTTGGTCATGGCTTAGGTGTTGCCCCTGACATCCTTATTGCAAAACGTAGAGATTCTAGTGGTGCTTGGTACGTTTACCATAGAACGCTCGGTGATCTTACTAGACTGCAGTTAAACGAAACATCAGCGGCAACAGTTGGTACCAGTTTTTGGAACAGCACTAACCCAACATCGACAGTATTTTCAATCGGTTCAGACTCGCAAATCAATGCAAATGGTGGCACGTTTGTTGTGTACGCCTTCGCCCCAGTAGTCGGGTACTCTAGTTTTGGCAGCTACACCGGCAATGGAAGTGCAACGGGGCCCGTCATTTCTGGCCTAGGGTTTGAGCCTTATTTTGTGATGATTAAAGCATCCAGCAGGACGGGCGATTGGTTTATGTATGATGCAATACGATCTATCTCAAACCCACGCACCGACAAACTTAAGGCAAACTCAAGTGCAGCTGAGGATACAGCCGGAGAGGATATTGATTTTCAATCAGATGGTTTTCAAATTAAGAACACTGATACCGGCTTAAATGAAAATGCTGCAACATATATTTATGCAGCATTTGCATAGGATTCACCTTAATCCGAGCTAAAACCATGTACGTCCTCGCCCCCAATCAGACCGTCGAGATTTTCCCCTACTCAATCGGCGCTCTGAGACGCGACAATCCCAATACCAGCTTCCCTCGCAATCCATCGGATGCGGTGCTGACAGATTGGAATGTGTTCCCAGTGGTTGAGCAATCACCGCCGACCTACAATCCAGCCAATCAAAACCTCAACCAGCTGAACCCGATGCTGGTCGATGGTGAATGGCTGCAAACTTGGCAAGTCACTGACGCCACGCCCGAACAAATTACTGAACGCACGAACGCCAAGGCTGCTGATGTCCGATCCGACCGCAACAAGCGTCTGGCCGACTGCGACTGGACGCAGCTGCCCGATGCTCCTGTCGATCATCAGGTCTGGGCAGCTTACCGCCAAGCCCTGCGGGATGTAACCACTCAAGCGGGTTTCCCATGGGATGTGCAATGGCCTGATGAACCCTGATGGCCGTCAAAGCCAAGACTGGCGCCGCCCGGATTGACCACCAACCCGGGCCACCCAAGACCACCAGCATCGGCCACGGCCAGAACAGCCGGCCCCGCCGCCGCGGCAAGAAACCTCGCCGCGGGCAGGGGCGCTAACCTAGGTGCATGATCGAGCTGATCGCTGCTGTTGCTGGGGCATCCATCAGCGTGGCTGCGATGGGCGCGATGGGCTTCAGCAAGCGCAACGATGAAGCGCGTGATGCCGTGATCCGTTTGACTGCGGCCGTCGAGCATATCGCCACTCAGCTCGAGGTGCTCCATGGTGACATCCGCGCGGATCGACAGGAGACCTTCAAGCGGTTGAATGGCGTTGAGCAACGCGTGGCTACGCTGGAGGCACGCCCACACCGCTGATCATGGACGCGCAAACCGTCGCCGTCATCGCCATCATCCTCGCCGCTGGTAGCGAGGTTATCGCGTTGACCCCGCTCAAGTCGAATAGCTGGATACAACTGCTGCTGCAGGCACTGCGTCTGATGTTCCCCAAGCGTGGCTAAAGCACCGATCAAACCAAGCGACCTGTTCCGTTACTGGAAAGGGCTGCCGCATCAGATGGCGGCCATTTCTGAATTGGAAGCGGAGCTGTTAAAGGTTGCGCCGGATCTGTTTAATAGAGATCAGGCGTGGTTTCAGACATGGAGCCAAGACGGCAAACAGGCTGACCTGGGCGCAGCGCTCAAGTTGATCCAGCAGTTCGAGGGCTGTCACCTTGATGCTTACCCCGACCCACTGAGCGGCGGCGACCCGTGGACCATTGGCTATGGCACCACCAGATACAGCGACGGCCGCAAGGTGCAGAAGGGTGACAAGATCAACCGGGTCGAGGCCGACATGCTGCTGCGCAGCGAGGTAGACCGCATTGCTGAGAAGCTGCGCGCGACCGTGCCGTTCTGGGTGGCGATGAGCGATCAACAGAAGTGCGCGCTGATCTCGTTCGCCTACAACCTTGGCTCGGGCTTCTACGGCGCCGCCGGGTTCGAGACCATCAGCAAGCGGCTGAAGGGCAAGGAGTGGCCGCAGGTGCCCGAAGCGTTGCTGCTGTACCGCAACCCTGGCACCAACGTCGAGGCCGGCCTGAAGCGCCGCAGAGAGGCCGAGGGTCGCCTGTGGGGCCTGCCTGAGCAGGACCGGCAACCGGCCAAGCTGACGCCCGCCAGCCCGTTCTCAGCGCACATCACGCCGCACATACGGCTGGGCGAGTTTGCGCTCGATCAGGAGGCGCGCAGGTTCGACCACCAGCATCAGATTGACACAGCCGCCGAGCTGGCGGCGTTCCTTGAGCGGGTGCGGGGTGCGTTCGGTGGTAAGCCGATCGTGATCACATCTGGATTCAGGCCGCCAGCAGTCAACCGGCAGGTGGGCGGGGCGTCAGGCAGCGAGCACCTCTACGACGCGCATGGTGTGGGTGCGGTTGACTTCTTCGTGCATGGCGCGGACATCTACGCGGTGCAGGACTGGTGCGATAAGAACTGGCCCTATAGCGTCGGCTACGGCGCTGCCAAGGGATTTACACATCTCGGCATCCGCAAGGGCCGGCCTAGGGTGCGCTGGGAGTATTGAACCGCGCGATCCGGCCCGGCGCTTCGGCTGGATCATCCAGCGGAATCATGCGGTAGTCGTCGATGCCGTGGCTCTCAGCGAAGTGCTGCGCCGCGATGTGGGTCGGGAATGGCCCGATGTGCCACGGGCCGGTGTGGAGGATGTAGGTCATGGGTGGGAGGCGTGGCCGGCGGATCAGGCCATCATGGCCTCAATCGTGAATGCCAGGTCGGCGTCGCGGTTGCAGGCTTCGTCGAGGGCGGCGTCAAAGCAGGCGTTGAACACTTCATCAGCGATCAGCTGGCGGATCAGCTCAAGCAGGTCAGCGGTGGAGAGGGTGGCGAGCTTGGCGGTGAAGGTGGCGAGCATCGGTCCGGTGCGTTGATGAACTAACAATACACCACCGGCAGCGCATAGTGCGCGATCAGGGCGGCCCGTTCACAATCTGTCACACATCGGGCGATCCAGTCGCGCCCGCTACCGTTGGGGCAAGCGGCGGCGATCCAATGCGGGCCTTCATCGTTGAAGTCACCGCCACCGTCGTGGTCCGCTCCGACGCTGACCCCGAAGACCTGCCGGCTGATGTCTACAGCCGGATAGCTGAGCACATCCACGACGACGACGACATCCTGACCCTCGAGGTTCAGGCAATGCCCCT